CAAAAGACATTGTTCGTAAAACGAATGTTGAAGCTGTCAAACGAGCTGTTAGAAATCTTATCAGAACGAATAAATATGAGAAACCATTTCATCCAGAGATTGATGGAGGAGTGACTCGTCACTTATTTGGATTATCTACACCTTATATGAAACATGATATTGAACTGGCCGTGAGAAATTGTTTGAAGAATTTTGAGTCCAGAGTAATTGTAGATGATGTTCGTGTATCAGGAGATTTAAATGCAAATGGATTTAATGTTTCTATATTTTTCACAGTAATTAATTCACCAGAACCAATAGAGGTTAGATTGTTCTTGGAGAGGATACGATAATGGCAAGTAATAAAATACAAATAACAGATTTAGAATTTGATGCAATTAAAGCAAATTTAAAAGATTACTTATCTGCACAAACACAATTTCAAGATTATGATTTTGAAGGAAGTGGTATGGATGTGTTGATGGATGTTCTTGCATACAATACTCATTATATGGGATATTATGCAAACATGGTAGCTAATGAAATGTTTTTGGATACAGCATCATTACGAGAGTCTGTTGTTTCTCATGTAAAACATTTAAATGTTATTCCAAATTCTGTTACTGCACCGAAAGCTCTTTTGAATATGACATTCACTCCTGCCGGTTCTCCTCTTACTCTTACAATTGCAAAAGACACAAAATTTACTACTAATATTAATGCTGTACCATATACTTTTACGACAACTGCAACTACAACAGTTACTCCTGTTGCTGGTGTTTATTCAGTTACTAATCTTCCTATTAAAGAAGGTAAAATTCTTAATAAACGATATGATGTTGATTTGGCAGACACGACTCAACGATTTATTATTCCTAACATAAATATTGATACTTCTACAATATCTGTTCAAATACAAAATTCTTCAAGTGATAGTACAGTTGTTACATGGGCAGATGGTAATTCTCTGGATGTAACTACAATTACTTCTAATCAGAAAGTTTATTTTTTACAAGAAGTAGAAGAAGGAAAATATGAAATTATATTTGGTGATGGATCAGTAGGTAAACAACTTGCTGATGGTAATATTATTTTTATTGAATATTTAATTACAAAAGGTGTAGCAGCTAATAAAGCAAGTACATTTACAGCAGTTGGTTCTGTTGCTGGTTTGACTTCTGCTAATTATACTTTAACTACTGCATCTGCAGCTTCTGGTGGTGCTGAAAATGAATCTATTAAGTCTTTAAAAAATAATGCACCAAAACTTTATCAAGCACAGAAACGTGCAACTACTAAAGATGATTATAAAGCAATCTTATTAGCAGAAAGAAATGACATAGAATCACTTACTGTTTATGGTGGTGAAGATGCAAGTCCAGCAGTATATGGTAAAGTATATATAGCAATTAAACCAACAGGAAATACAGTATATAGTGAGGCTACTAAAGATGCTATTAAAACAGCAATTCTTAAAAAGTCAAATGTTGTAACTGTTATACCAGAACTGGTAGATCCTATTTATTATTATTTACTTATTGATACAGTTGTTAATTATGATCCTGTTACACTTTTAACGAATGAACAAACATTGAAGTCTGCAATTAGTACTTCTATTAATGATTACTTTACTAGTGACCTACAAAAATTTGACCAGAAGTTTAGATATTCAACTTTGACTAAAAAGATAGATAATACGAATAGTTCAGTAAGAAATAGTAAGACATCTATTAAATATCAAATGAAAATAACTCCTGCAACATTGGCAACTACTTCTACATATACATTGGAGTTTAATGCACCACTAACTAAGGGCTCTATTACTAGTACAGCCTTTGGAACTAGTGATGGATATACATATACTCTGGTTGATGATAGTGCTGGTATTGTTAAGTTGGCAAGATCAACATATACGACTACAGCTGTTACAGTAGATAGTCCAGTAGTATATATGATTCTTGCTGATGGATCAGAGAATCAAGGAACAGTAGATTATACTACTGGTAAGATTGTATTGAATAATTTTAATCCTTATTCTATTTCTGATAGTACAACAAGTATTAAATTTACTGTAACACCTGGGACAAATAATCAAGATATTACTCCTTTACGAGAACAAATATTGACAACCAATACAACTGATACTGCGGCAATTGTAGTTACTATGGTTGCAGAAACTATAATCTAATATGGCAAGTAATCCTAATTTACCAATACATCCTTCGTTTGATGAACGAATATCCGTTCGTGTAGAAGGACAGTTACCAGATTTTGTAAAACAAGATCATGCTACGTTTGTAGCTTTCTTGGAAGCATATTATGAGTACATGGAACAAACTGGTAAGCCGTATGAGATTATTGGTAATCTGAAAAATTATTTTAATATTGATAAAACAGTTGATGATTTCTTACAATACTTTAAAACACAGTTTGGTAAAGATATTCCAGAAGTAGTATTTGCTAATGCAAATAAACCATCTGTTATAAAACATCTGAGAGATTTTTATCGTTCCAAAGGTAGTGAGAAATCTTTTCAATTTCTTTTTCGTTTATTGTATCAAGAAGAGATTGAGTTTTATTATCCTGGAACTGATATGTTGCGTGTATCAGATGGAAGATATACTAAAGATAAAATTTTAAGATGTGTTGATACGAGTGGTTCTTCAGCTGTGTTTAATTTATCTGGAATTGAAATTATAGGTGGAACCTCTAAAGCTACTGGTGTTGTAGAACTTGTTCTTAAAGAACAGATTGGAACATTTGAAGTATCGACAATTTATCTTTCCAAAGTTGTAGGTACTTTTCTTTATAATGAAACTATTACGGATGGAACAAATACATTTACTTTAGATGGAATGGTAACTGGTTACTCAATGAGTAATGCTGGTAATGGTTATAGTGTTGATGATAATGTTACGATTGTTGGTGGTGGCGCAGGTTCTGTTGGAGCTCAATTCTTAGTTAAGTCTTTAACAACTGGAAGTGTAACTACTGCAACAATTGTTTCTGGTGGAACTGGATATGTTGTTGGTGATAAGTTAACAATTAATAATACTAATGCTCTTGAAATAGACGGAAGAACTTGTAGTGTACTTGTAAAGACAGTAAATTCTGGAGTAATTACAGCAGTAGAATTTGAACACAATGGATATGGATATAAAGCATTCCCGACTGTTAGTGGTGGTGGAACAGGAACAGGTGCAAATATTACATTAACAGGTGCTGGTATTGGTGGAATTAAAACTTTGAACTTGGTTAATAATGGATTTCATTATACTCAAGTTCCAACTTTAAATTTTACTTCTATTGGTGATGGAACAGCAACAGGTACTGCAACAATTGGTGGATATGAAGATGAACATCAAAAAAGATGGATAGGTGATAATGGATTTATTTCAGCTGCAAATTTTATTCAAGATAGTAAATATTATCAAGCATTTTCTTATGTAGTTAAATCTGGTAATACGATTGATAAATGGAGATCGTATATTAAACGATTGGTGCATCCAGCTGGTTTGGCATTGTGGGGTAGAACATTAATTACAGATTTATTAGCAACTGGATTAAAAATAAGTGTTCCACCTGCACACAAATATCCTTATACAATTATATTCCATGATGGTGATATTGTTCCACCTGTTCGATTAAATAATCAGTTACAACAGACAAATCCAGAATGGCCTGATGGAGGTCCGTGGCCACATGATGGACAAGCAGCTGGTTCTCATATGGGACCTGGACATTCAGATTGGCATATTTATGAAATAGATTTACCTCTTATTGTATTGACTTCAGCTGCTGCGGATGATTGGTTATATGTTCAGTTACTTTCTGAAACGTCATTAGGTGCAAATGATATTCTTCCTTTAAATGAATATTGGAGCTCCACTAGTGGGTTTGCAGAAGCAGTAACAATATCAGAAGATTGGGGACAGGTTTCTGGTGGTATTGGAGGTTCTTTACAATTAGGACCTTTAAAACGACAACTAGATCGACAGAAATTTAATAAAGAAGGTGGATTTAGTAAGGAGTATGGTACAGTCCCAACTGGGCCGGGTGGTTCTCTTTCTAAAAATCAACAAGATGGTGAAGGACGCCTTGGACTTCATCTTGGAGGTGGTTATCTAGTTGAACATTTTAAGGATGAACCGATTTCATCTTATGTTGTGGATGGAAATCAAAAAACAAAGCGTGTTATGAATAGCCACATTACTCTGGTATAAATGGTATAAATATTATAAATATAATGAAATGAGGTGATATATGATTGAAAATTTTGTGAAGATATATGATAATGTGATAGATGAAAAATCATGTAAAGGATTGATTGAAAAATTTGAGATATCTCAGGATAAATATGAAACAATTAATGAGAAAGACGAGGAAGATAGGATATCATTTAAGCAACTATTATTAGTCCAAAGTGAAGAATGGAAAACTGTTCATGATGAAATGGTGAAATTGTTTCAAGCTTATATTGAGCAATATAAGAAAGAATGTAATATTAGTACAAAGATGTGGCCAGAAAAATATGGTTATGAAACTATAAGAATGAAGCGTTATCTTGCTAATGATTATGACAGATTTGACTATCATGTTGATGTAAAAGATTACGCTACAGCTCGTAGATTTCTTGCTTTTTTCATCTATTTAAATGATGTTGAGGAGGGTGGAGAAACGGAGTTTTTATTTGGTAGAGTACAACCCAAGATGGGTCGTTTAGTAATGTTTCCGCCTATGTGGCCGTGGTTTCATGCAGGTCGAAAACCTGTATCAGGTACAAAGTATTTTATACATTCATATTGTCACTATGTATGACTATAATGTGTTTTCTTTTGTATAAATATTATAAATAAACAGAATTTTAAAAAGGATTTGAGCTATGCCAGCAATTATAACAAACGCATTTAGAACTTATAACGCAGATAATTTTATTAGCTCTTTTGCATCTAATAAAGTGTATTTGATGATCGGAAAAGCTGATAGTTGGTCTGGCGCCTCTCTGGGTCAATATGTAGAACCTTCTCCATCTGATACTGCAATTCCAACACCACTTGATACAACAGTATCACCTTTCATTCATCATAATGACATGATAGCTGCTAAACTTATTAATACCTCAGATGTATCTCATGTTATTAAACGAACTGATTGGACATCAGGAGTAGCTTATGTAGAATATAATCATCTTCAAGATGACCAGATTGACCAAGACTTTTTTGTAATGACAGACCAGTATAATATCTATAAGTGTATTAGTAATTATGGTGGAGCTGCATCTACTGTAAAACCTACTGGTCAATCTTCTGCTATTATAGAAACATCAGATAATTATCGTTGGAAATTCATGTATGAAGTTCAACAGTCTGAGGTTTTAAAATATGTAACAACAGATTGGATTCCAGTAAAATATCTTACAGCAAATGATGGCACGGCACAATGGACTACACAGCAAGCAGCTATTGATGGTGCGTTGGAACATATTGATGTGACAGCTGGTGGAACAGGATATGTCAATACTCATGCGGGTACGGCACAGGGTGGTAGTGCTACAACAATTCAACTTGCTAATTCAGCATCTACTACAAATGACATTTATAATAGTATGACAGTTTATATTTCTTCTGGAACAGGTAGTGGACAAATAAAAGTAATTACAGATTATGTTGGTTCAACTTATACTGCAACAGTTTCTACATGGACAACTAATCCAGATTCATCTAGTGTATATGAAGTTATGCCAGCAGTAACTATTACAACAACAGAAGGTTCTGGTGCAGCTGCAAGATGTTCTAGTGTAGTTGGTGGTGTTATTAAAAAAATATCTATGACGGCAGTTGGTACTCTTTATCGTTCTGGCACAGCAGTCCTTACTGGTGGAGGTGGAACAGGTGCAACTCTTGAACCAAGAATAGGTCCTAAGAATGGACATGGTAAAAATGCAAAAACAGAATTAGGTGGATCATATGTAATGATGAATGTTCGTTTAGTTGGAACAGAGGGTGGTGACTTTACAGTTGGAGATGATTTTAGAAAAGTAATTCTAATTACTAATCCTTCTGTAAGTGGAGCGGCCGCAACAGGAACCACATATTCTGGTGCTGAGTTAGATGATGATAGTGGAGAACAAATTTATGTAGAGTTTAGAGCTCCGATCAATCGTGCATCTGACCAAACTGAGGATGTCAAGCTAGTAGTTGAATTTTAATAAAGGTAATAATACATGGCAACCAATATAAATTTAAATCTTAATCAAAGTCCCTATTTTGATGACTATGATGAAACTAAAAATTTTCATCAAGTCCTCTATAAACCTGCTGTTGCTGTTCAAGCAAGAGAACTTACTCAAGAACAAACAATACTAAGAAATCAAATTAAGAAATTTGGAGATCATGTCTTTAAGAATGGTTCAAGAGTTAGTGGTGGGGAACTAACTTTAGATTTAGAATACGAATATGTAAAATTACAACCTACTTATAATAGTATTGCTATTACAACTTCTTTATTTGCTGGAAAGACTATTGTTGGAGATCAGTCTGGAACGAAAGCAATTGTATTAAATAATGTTGCTATAGATGCAACTACTGGTGATCCTGATACTCTTTTTGTTAGATATATTACTGGTGGTTCGGTTACAGAAGTAGTTCAAGGTGTAAGAGTTACAGCTGGTGGAAGTGGTTATCTTACAGAACCGAATGTTGCGATTTCTGGTGGTGGTGGAACTGGTGCTACAGCGACTGCTATTATTAGTAGTGGTTCTGTTATAGCTATTAATGTTACTGCTGAAGGTTCAGGATATACTTCAGTACCTACTGTTACGATTACTGGTGGAAGTGGAACGGGATCAGCTGCGACTGCAACTCTTATAACTAGTCCAGCCTTTTTAGGTGGAGAACGAATTAGAGCTACAGATTTAAGTGTTGCGGCAAACGCGTTTGCAGTATCACCAACAGGAAAAGGAAGTTCTGCCAATATTGAAGTAGGTGTTTTTTATGTTAATGGAAATTTTGTATCAATAGCAGAGCAAACACTTATTTTAGATAAGTATGAAAACACTCCTACATATAAAATTGGCTTTCAAGTTGTTACAAGTGTTGTTGCTTCTGGTGATGATACAACTTTATTAGACAATGCACAGGGATCATATAATTATGCAGCACCGGGTGCAGATAGATTAAAATTTGCAACTACTTTAACTAAAAAGACAATTGCTTCAATAGATGATACTGATTTTTATGAGATATTAAGAGTTAATGAAGGTATTAAAGAAAAAGATATTAAAGTACCTATTTATTCTGTATTAGAAGAAACATTTGCACGAAGAACATTTGATGAGTCGGGTAATTATACAGTAAGAGCTTTTAATGTTCAATTAAAAGACGATCCTAATGATTCAACAAAATTTATTGTTCGATTAGACCCAGGTAAAGCATATGTTGAGGGACTTGAATTTGAAACAATTATTTCAACAGATGTTACTATAGATAAAGCAAGAGATTATGTTAATGTAAATAACTTTGATCGTTTGATGCAATATGGAAATTTTATTACTGTATCATCATATTCTGGATTGTATAATATTACGACACACGCAACAGTCGATTTGCATAATGCGGCTCATACAGCTGTTAGTGTATTAAGTCCTACTAATTATGCTGGTACTAAAATTGGTACAGCTAAAGTAAGAAATATTGATTATGTTTCTGGAACAGGTGC